CATATTGAGAATGGTTCCCATTAAGCGGTGATGATACACCCGACACGCCGTGTGTGTTTGACTTGTGCGGTGTGGTGTGGTACGCGGAAGTGTGCGGAAGAAAACGGTGCGGTTTGGGCGTGTCGTGTTTTGTGGTGTGGTATTATATGAGTATCAAGTTAAGGAAGGAAAAAATAAAATGTCGAATTATAAATCTAGAGAATTTTACGAAAAAATGTTTATCGCATATATTGATGAATGCGGGCTTGATTCGAATATGTGGAATTACTGTAAAGCCGGTTTGATTCTTTTCAATATCGCTAAGGGACATAATTTTGAGTGGCCTACTGCGTTCGATGATTTACCTAAGGGTCAAATGTCGGCTATTGTACGGGATACGGTATGGAAGTATTAAAACAAGGGAGTATTAAAATGAGTTTCATGAATATTGAAGCATTGTCTAATTCGATTGATTTTAACGTGAATAGTATTTACGATGTGCTTGTGTATTTTGTTGATATTGCATCCGATTGCTTGATAGAAACTCGGTTTGTTGATTGCATTGATGCATACGGGCTTAGGGATGTGCTTGACGATGGCGTGTTTTACGTTCCGGGTATGGTATGTTTGGGATATCGTATCAATCGATGATTACGAAAGGGTTTTTGTAATGATTAAGAACGATAAGAAAATTGCCACGTTTCATTCTTCGTTTAAAGATGGCGATATTGAACTGTGGTATTGTTCATGTTCATTTCGTAACGTGTATGAATTGCGGTATAATATTAGTTTTTATACGCCGGATGGATTAAAGGACGCAGTATCTTTACGTACATATAATACGAATGATTATGCACAGATGCTCAGTGATGCTATTGCATTAGCTAATACACCTTTGCTAGAGAGGGATTGACCGTGTTTTGCAAACGTAATGCTTGCGATTTTATTAAAGCGCACAGGTGCCGTGGTGAACGTCGTATTAAGACGGTTGACATGAGTACGAAGTGGTTTAAATGTGATTCGTACGTGTCCGATTATGTGTTTGCGCATTGTCGTGATATGGTTGATTTGATGCGGCGGGGAGGGGTGAGATAAATGGTCTATTAGCTCAGTGGTTAGAGCGGCATTCTTATAAAATGCGCGTGCCGGGTTCAATTCTCGGATAGGCCACGCGATTGTGATATATTGGGTCATGACATGTCATTCGATGTGTCATGACCTTTTTTATTTGTAAGGTGTTTTGATGGATATTAATTCGATTGTAACCGTTGTCGGAAGCGTGGGTTTTCCGATTGTCGCGTGCTGTGGTATGGCGTGGTTTATCGCCACGACGTTCAGGGATTTTAATGATTTGATGACTAAGAACAATGTGCTAACCGAAGAACTTATTGCATTGCTTAAGGATAATAAGGGGGATAATGATGCGTCGAATATGGCGTAGCGTGTTAGCTTGTGTTTGTGCGTTGTTGCTGACTGTGGCACCGTCTGCTAACGCGGATATGCGTGGTATTGACGTGAGCAATTGGCAGTGTGACATTGACACGGCGGCGGTGGATGCTGATTTCGTTGTGGCGGGTGTCACATGGGGTGTCGGTGGTTTCAACAACATGTGTTTGACCAATGGCGTGAATCAGGCCGCAAACTATCAGCTCGGGCGCGCAATGAATAGCGGCAAAAGTATCGGCGTGTACCATTACGCGATGGGGCGCGACGCGAATACGGAAGCTGACTTTTTCATAGACAACGTGCGTGGGTACGTCGGTAATGCGGTGCTTGTTTTGGACTGGGAATCTCAGGATAATCCGCAGTTCGGTAATGGTGTGTGGATTGAAACGTGGGTGCGATATGTGCATGACCGTACACAGGTGTGGCCGATTGTCTATGTGCAGGCGTCAGCGTTGGGTCAGCTTACATCGTTTGTGCGGGAGCATTGTGGTGTGTGGGTCGCACAGTATGCGTCAATGGCTGCGACTGGCTATCAGGAAGTGCCGTGGTTGTATGGTGCGTACGGTGAAGCCATGCGGCAGTACACGTCGAACGGTTATGTGTCGGGATATGCCGGACGATTGGACCTGAATTATTTTAGGGGCGAACGATGGCAGTGGGATGCATACGCGCGTGGCGACGGCGCGAATGTGTCCACACCGGAAACGAACACCGGTGGGAATGGGTCGCAGTCTGCTTGTGTGGTGGTCGCGTCGGGTGACACGTTGTCGGGCATTGCCGAGCGCACGGGCTTGTTGCCGTGGCAGTCGTGGCATGGATACGCGTCCGGGAATCCGTCCGTTATCTATCCGGGTGAAACCGTGTGTTACGGCGGTGGTACGGTTGCGCAGCCGGATATGGCGCGTACGCATACGGTTGTGTCCGGTGAGTCTTTGTGGTCGATTTTCGGCGGTGATTGGGCGCGGGTTGCCGCGTTTAATGGCTTGTCTAATCCGAGCTTGATTTATCCGGGTCAGATTTTGCGCTACTGAGAATCAATATCAATAACCGGCGTGTCGCTTTTTGCGCACGCCGATTTTTGTGCTATAAATATTTATGTCGCCAAAATGGTTGACATAAAATAGATACAAAGGATAACAAACATGCGAAAGATTCGTAAGGTAATCGCTGACAGCACCATAAGCTATTATGACCGGGACGGCGTGGCACAAACGTTCCACACCACCGGAAACGTTCGCACCGTTGAAATGGCCGTCAAGGCGCTTATGGACGCGGGCATCGTTAACGTGTTGGTTGACGATATCACAGTCAATAAAACCGTGTACGTCATGGACGTTGAAACGTTCATCGAACATGCCGAACGTGTCGCGACTGACGTAAACGGCACCGACAACGACAACGACAACGACAACGACAACGACAACGACAACGATATTGAATTCTGAAAGGAACTGAAATGAACGAAGAAAACGAACAGATGAACGAAGAAAACGAACAGATGAACGACAACACCGTAAACGAGACCGCACAGAACACCGCTGACAACTATCGTTATATTTGCACGATGGATAACAGCACGTTTGAGGGAAAACGTGCCATCGTCAACGCACGTAACAGCGCGTTGTCGCTGAACGGGCGCGGCACGGAACCGTTGACGGTTATCGGCGCTTATATCGCGCCGGGCGTCCGTTCTCAGACTGGGCAGAAATGCGCAAACGTCTATCTTTTCGGAAAGGACGGTCAGACGTATTTTAGTCAGTCACAGGGAATCTACCGCAGCGTGTTGGATATCTACGATATGTTCCCCGATTTTAACGCGCCGGACGGCATCACCGTTGCAGTCAAGCAGACGTCGTTGGGCGGCGGGCGTTCCACGAAATCGCTTGAAATCAAGTAGTTCGGAATGAAACAAAAGTGCCATAATACGTTATGGCACTTTTTTTTATAAGGTGGTGAACATGTCTAGAGCGCATAAACAAGCGGACGTTTTGACAGCGAAACGCAAGCGTGTACGTCGTACGATAAACAGTTTGAAAAAAAGCATTACCGACACCATGCCCGAAAGTGAAGCACGCGCACGACGTGTTTACATTCAGCGGCTTGAAACGCAGCTGAAAAACACATATGTAGGCCGCACCCGTAACGCTGCTATGCGTGACGAATTGTATCAGCGCGCCAATGAAAAAGCCGACGCGCTGATTCGACAAACCGAAGGTGTGCGCGGCGGCAAAGGGCGCGCGAAAGAACGCGCACGCTCGTTCAATATCTTTCGCAATGAAATGCGAATGGCGTCTAAGGGGCTACCGAGTGCGCTTGGCGATGACCTAAGTCGTGAAAAAGTCAAGATATTTTGGCGATACACACAAAACGTATGGCAACGTCCCGACGTTGCCCCGAACAAACGGCTGGAAGCCATCATGAAAGCATATGACACCAATTCGCTGAGTGAATTATTTGACACTATCATGTCACGAAACGAAAAAGCATTGCAATACGCCAAACGTATGAAAATGCACGCGGGCGAATTGGAAGACGATACGGACGTTGACGGCGGTAGCCCGATATGGCTCATGTTGGTCACACCTGACGTAATACGATAATGATGAAAGAACGCAAGGATTTTCGGATAGCGGCAATATTCGACACCGAAACAACGAACATCGGCACGGGTACCGAAACGCGTGCATATCCGATATTGTACATTTTCAATGATTTGCGTGATACGCCGTTGGAATCGTACACCCCCGATACGGACGATGTACGGTTTTACCGGCGTACGTCCGAAGCGCTATCGTACATTGATAATCTCATTGAACATGGGCGTACGCACGGTTATGTTCCGATAATCGCGGCATATAATCTTATGTTCGACATGCAAACTCTTATGTTGGAATTGGCGCAGTCGTATACGATTACCGCTAATGCGCAGACGGCAACTAGCGTGTATACGCTTGATTTGTATATAGGCGATGATGTGGTATGCCGATTTTGGGACACGTTTTACCTTGAAATGGGCGGACTGCGCGCAATGGGTGAAACATGCGGATTACCGAAAGCGGTAGGCGACTGGGATTACACGCTTCCGCGCACGCCCGAAACGCCACTGACTGAGGAAGAACTGTTTTACGCGCGTCGTGATGTGCAAGTGATACCACAATACTTGCAATGGTTGCTACGCGCGAATCATTGGCTTACGTCGGACATGCTGGGTTGCCGTGTGCTCACTAAGACGTCACTTGTGCGGCAGATGGCACGTCGTGAGATTGGCGGGCGACGCATTACGTTGCAGAGCGGTAAGCAGATGACGCTTCAACGTGCGTTTGAGTTGACTTGCAACCAGGAGTTTCCGAAAAACTATGAGTCCTACGCCTTGCGCAAGTCGTGTTTCCGTGGCGGATTGACGTTTACGAGTGCGAAAACCGCTAGCGTTGTTGTGGATAATGTCGCGTCCTTGGATGTAACGTCAATGCATCACGCTTTTATCAATGGCCGTCGATTGCCGGTTAAGTTTGCGCCTATACCGTCTGATATTTTGCAAGTGGCGTGTGAACGTATCGTTAACACGCAGCTTGAAGACGTATTGGCGAATTATAGTGACCCGTTCCGTACGGGTGTACATGCGGCAGTAAGATTTACGAACCTCAGATTACGTAAAAACACATGTTTCGATGTATGGGGTATTGCAATCTGCCCGCGTTCAAAATTCGTAAAGACGTTGCAAGCGGATACGGATTATGCCAATAACGAGCGTGCGAAAACACAGGAAAACAGTATTAGGGCGCATGGTTACGTTGATACTGCTGTTAATGCGACATATGCTTTCGGTAAGCTGTATTGTGCGGATGAATGCATATTACACGTTAACGAGATTGAATTATGGAACGTGGCGCAAGTATATGAGTACGATGAAATGCACGTCTTGTATGGGGAGGGTACCACTAAGACAATCATTCCGCCTGATTACGTAACTTTGCAATCTAATATGCTTTTCGCTCGAAAAACCGATGTGAAAAACCTGATTAAACATTATCATGAGGGGACGGCGTATGCGGGTGAAATACCCGATTCGATACCTGAGGGAATTGCGCGCGACGCGATGACGGGCGCGTTAAGCATGAAATTTTTGCAATCATACTACGGTAGCACAGTTAAAGGCCAATTCAACGGGATTTACGGCACTCAGGCACAAGATGTCATGAAAGCCGATTATCGCGTGACGGAAACCGGCGAGCTTGAAGTTGATAAAACCACGGTTTGCACTCCCGAGAATTTTGCGAAAAAACGTCCGAAGACACCACGCGTGCTCTACACTTACGGTATGCGAATCGTTGCGGGCAGCAGAATGCACTTGCTGATAGCCATGATGCTGCTATATCGGCATTTCGGTGATCGCGTCACGGTTACGGGCGGCGATACCGATAGTCTGAAAATCAGTTGCGCCAATGACGTGTCTGATATGGAACTGTTGAAAGCGCTCGAACCATTGCACACCGCGATAGAAAACGCTATCAACATTACCATGCGACGGGTCAGAGACACCGCGCCCGACATGGCGTCTACGTTGGAACATATCGGAAAATTTGAAGTGGAGGATTGCGGTGGTACAACTCGGTATGCTGAGCATATGGAATTGTGGAACAAAGCACGTGTCAGTTTGGACAAGAACGGGCGCGTGCATGTCACTTGTGCGGGGCTTCCGCGACCGGACGGCATGTACACCATAGAAGATTTTATTGCCGATGTTATGCGTGCGGGGCACGGTTTCGCGGAAACCGTACAAATGTCGCTCGGTTATGATGTGTTGGTCGATTATGATATATGCCATACGTTGCAACGTAACCGCCCGCATGTATGGGATACATACGTCGGCACCGTCACCGACTACCAGGGCGCGACATATCATGTTGATGCGCCCGAAGCTATCGCGTTGTATCCGTCCGGTAGATGGCTGGGTGAATCGGACAAACAGACCAACGGCGAGAATCTGACATACATACGAAACACGTATAATCGAATTGTGGAAACAATGCCCCGCGAACTTATTATGCGGGACGGTAAACCTATGATTGTGAGCATTGATGGCGAAATATTATTATGATCGGCTTAGAACGCAGATATTGCCGCGCGACGCTGACGTGAATCTTATAATTGGCGCGCGTGGTCTCGGTAAAACGTATGGCGTACGTCGGTATATGCTGGAGGATTATATTAAAAACAATATCTGTTTTGTTGAGGTCACACGGTACCGAGAGGAAAATAACGACGTGGCGGCAAAATATTTTGACAGAATAATAGAAGATAATATTTTCCCCGATTACGATTTTAGAGTGCATAACAAGGTGGCTGAAATACGTCGTAATGGCGAGAAAAAATGGCGGACATGTGGCTATTTCATCCCATTATCACTACAGCAGCAGAAGAAAAAAAGCACATATGTTAATGTACGTAATATTTGCATGGATGAAATTATTATAGACCCTGACGATGTGTATCATCATTATTTGCGTAACGAATATGAACAATTGGCTAACCTTGTAGATACCGTCACGCGTGAACGCGCCGACGATAACAAGCTGCGTAAGCCGCGAATCTTTTTACTAGGCAACGCGTGCGACGCATATAATCCGTATTTCAAACATTACAACGTACCCTTGGAGCCTGAGTTTGGCTTGCAATGGCTTGATGGTAAGACGTGTATTTTCGATTATGTTGAAGATGATAAATACGCTGAACAGAAAATAAAAAACACCGTTGCGGGACGTATGATGAAAAATAACGATGGTGTCACCGCAAAAAACAAATTCAAACATCATAATACTGATTTTATTGAAAAACCACACAACCACGTTAAACTTACTTATGTCTTCCGTTGGTTGCGACGTGAATACGGCGTTTATGTTGATTTACGTTGTGGCTACGTTTTCACATCATCAAAATATGACGCGGGCGCGCATGTGCCGTATTTCGCAATTACGACGGATGATAACAAACTTAATTATCTTACGGCAAATGTTGCAAAAGACTTGATTAGGAATCTTACGTCATATTACGCGTTAGGTTATTTACGCTACGATACGGTGGAAACGCAACACGCCGTAATTGCAATGCTTAGAAATTTCGGCGTAAAATAAACACGGCATACATGAGGTGTTACAGTGAGAATGTTAAAACATTATCGTTGATAACCACGGTTGACTCCGCCAATGATATGGCCGTGAGGGAAAAGCGCGCCGTTCGTCGCTGTGAATCATGTCGTAGTGTGCTATTCTTAAGTCGTGCCGGTTCGGTATTCGTTCGCCGGTACGACTTTTTTTCATATATGAAAGGAAAAAATAATGGATGACGAAACCCCTGAGGAGAGGGACACCGCCGAACGTGATGACCTCACCCCCGACGAAACGCACCGTGAAGGCGAGTTCGATGACTTGCGCGACATGCTGTCACGGTTGCTTGATAAGATTGACGCAATGAACGAACGAATCGACGGCATCTACGACAATTTCACCGATTCCGTGGCGCAGATGGTCGAAAACGGCGCAACCGTCAAGGAAACCGACGATGACGCGGCTGAAGCAATCGCACAGGCGGCGGCGGAAGACTTGGAAAATCTCGACTACACACTCTGAAAAAAAAGGATTAAATCATGGCAGTAGACAATGCAACCATTTTGGATAAAGTCCGTACCAAGGGCACCGACGATTATCAGCAGCGTATTCCGAGCGCGACGCAAACCGGCGTAGCGAACACCATGCGCTATCTGTTCGACCCGATGAACCGCCAGTATCTCAATGATTGTGTGTGGAACATGGTGAACCGTATCGGACTCACCGTGATGGCGCAGAACGCACCATTTGAGAACCCGTTGGCGATTTTCAAGAAAGAAAATCTGTATTGGGGCAGCACCGTACAAGAAATCGCAGTCAAGTGGATTAAGGCGCACGGCTACAAGGACGATGCGGAAGAGCTTTTGAAGATGCACCGCCCGGAAGCGGCGGTGTGGTTCTACGAAATGAACCGTCGCGACCAATATCCGATTTCGTGGACTGATGATGAATTGCGTCAGGCGTTCGTGGATGATTTCGGCTTGAACCGTTTCATCGCGCAGATTATGGAAACGCCGCGCAACAGCGATAATTACGATGAAATGAACATCATGCTTGCGCTGATACGCCACTACGAGCGGAATCTTGGTTTTTATAAGGTGCATCTTGATAGTATCCCGTCTGATGAAACGACCGCCAAGACGTTGCTCAAGGCGTTGCGTTCGACCGCCGGACGTATGCAGTTCCCCAGCACCCAGTACAATGCGCTTAACGTGACCGAAATTCCGGCATACGCCAACCCTCAGCAAATGGTGTTGCTGATTGAACCGGAATATCTTGCGTCCCTTGACGTTGACGCACTGAGCGCCGTATTTCAGTTGGATAAGGCCGAAGTGCCGTATCGTATCGTGCAGGTGCCTAATCTCGGCATAAGCGGCGCTGTCGCGTTGCTTGTTTCGGCTGACTGGTATCAGGTGCGTGACACCATGTACGGCACTACCCAATTCTATAACCCACAGACACTTAGCAACACTCTGTATTTGAACCATTGGGGAATCTACGGCGTGTCGCCTTTTACCCCGTGTGCATTGTTCACCACCGACGCCGGCACAAGCATTAACGTAGTCACGCAGACCGTGACCGGTTTTACGCTATCACCGAGCGTTACAACTTGCCAACCGGGCGACGTAATCCCGCTGGTACCGAAACTTGCCGCAACGATTACGCCAACTGGCACCGCAATTGAAGTCGCGCCAAACTCGGCGACTTACGAAGTAATCGCATACAGTTCTTCAGACGGCGTAGACACGACTGAACCATTGAACGTCAACACGTATGTTGATGATCAAGCTCGTTTGCATGTACAACGCGACGGCCTTAAGTCTAACTTTACGATTAAAGTTATTGGAACGGCGACATATATAAATCCGAACGGCACGACGGGTACCTATTGCGCATATCGAACGTTTAAGGTAACGCAAGCGTCGGACGGGGATGTCTCCGAACCATCGTCCGTTAAAAAATAATACACTATGTTAGAATCGGGGTGCCGGAAAAACCGGTACCCCGATTTTGTATGTGAAAGAGGCATCAAAATGAAATTCTCGCACTTGGATGGCGCGACGTCGTTTCCCGGTGACGGTACTCATGTATACGAACAGTACCGTAATGTTTTCGATTACAATGTTTGGACGCCAAACACTGTAATTAAACTTTGTCATGTTAATTGGTTCGATGATTACCACGATGTCGTGAAATTCTCAGATGACACTGCACGCGACGCATGGTTTGATAAACTGGACGGCGAAACCGTCAAGCTGACAACTAACATGTATATTGCACGTGCCGACGCGGACGGTATAAAATTGCCGGTGCCTTACATGACGGCGCAACGGTATAATTACATTGTTGTTGACTTTTCGCATGACATTATCAATACGCCGTATCAAAAAGCCGACGTGCAGACGCGCTATCATTTTTTCATCACTTCGGTGCGCGCGGAAGCACCGAACACGACAACATGCACGCTTATGCGTGACGTATGGACGGACTATATCAACAGCACCACAATCAACGGCCTGCTGTTGTCACGCGGACACGCGCCGTTGACGGAAACGACACCGCAAGAATTGCTGAAAAACCCGCGCGCGAATTGTCGTGACTTCACATTGCCCGATGTCGATTTCGGCAACGCAGCGTCAAATATCAGGAAAAGCGCGCCGTTTAATCTGCAAAACGGTACAAGATACATTTGTTTGGCCGCAACGTTTTCGCCTGAACAATTGCAAGCCATGAGTGGTATGCGCGGTGCGAACATTACGGACAGCGACCCGACATACAGTAACGCCGATGGCACGGTGACGGGTTTTTCGTGGGGTGCCGGAAACATTGATACATCAAATGTTATCGGCGCGGGCACATCGTACAACACCGTTGATAATCTCACTGCAAGCAACGTGACCGTGTATGCGCTCGAATCGTCCAAAATCTCGGGCGATTATTTCGATACGCTTTTTGCGCATTATCCGCATATTATGTCGCAGATTACAGCTGTTTTCGTCGCTACCGCAAACATGATGCGGCTTGATAACGCTATCGGCGTGAACGGCGTCGAATGGCATACAGTCAGCGGCACCCGCGCGAAAATATCCGAGATTGATTTGACGATTAACGATTTTGGATACGCGGCTGAATACGCTGCAATAACACGACTGTATCTTGCACCATACGCACACTTAGAAATATCCGACAACATCGGCAATAAAACCCGAGTTGAAATAGCCGACTGCGGGCATCTCTCGGTGCAGACTATCACATCTCTCAGCTATCCGATATTGCGGCAAATCGCATGGCTTGACGGAATCGGGAGCGACGGCAGTACGTCCATTGGCATTGACGCAATCAACGGGGCTAGCATTACCGCCGGCGTGCCGAACGCGGACGTGCTCAAAACACTCATATCGCACGACATACCGACATACGCGCTGCAACGTCGCGCAATCGACGCGCACCGCGCCGACGCATACAATCGCGAAATCGCGCAAGCACGCGAAAACGCCATTATATCGTACGAAAACGGCGCACGTTCGGCTAACGTTGCATTGAGCAACACTAACCGAAGCAATGCGAACAGTATCGCTAACACGAATCTAACGAACGCGCTTAATTCCACCGTCACGGCCAATTCCAATAATGCGTCTAACGCAATCTACAAAAACAACGTAACACAGCAAAATTTGCTACTTAACGCATCCAACAGCAAAATCGACGAAATGAATACGGCTAGCTTAGATTTGACAACGCAGCTTGTGAACACAGAAATCACGGCGAGTGCGATTGGTACCGTCACTGCGGCAATAGGTGCGATAGGCACGGCGGCAACCGGCATAGCGGTGACGGCGGCGACCGGCGGCGCGGCGGCACCAATGGTGGCGGCGGGGTTAGGCGCAGCCGGAAGCATAGGCTTGTCAGGCGCGAGTTTCGCCACCGGCGCATCCAAGACGGCGGCGGAAGCCGCTTACAAGCAAGCGTACAATGATGCAGCGGCGTTCGCATCGAAAAAATACAATGGTCAGGCGAACAGCGTCAGTATTGCAATGGCGGGCACGCAGAACATTCAAGCCACGACGCTTAACACCAACAACACGAACGCAAGCAACACCACGAACAGCAGCGTTGCGGCCAACAATGCGAACACATCGAATGCTAACGCGGCGGCGTCACGCGATCAGAGTGTGGATAATGCTAAACGCGTCATGGTAAACACACGTTCCAATGTCAGCATGGCATGGCGTGACTTGCTCAACCATGCCGCGCAGCCCGTGGGAGCATATGGCGGCGACAATTTCAGACAGGCCACGGGGCTTGATACCATGACGGTGAAAATCGTCACCGAAGATAATGGCGCGATTGCGGCGGCGGGCGATTACATGCTGCGCTATGGTATCGCAAGTAACAAACTCTACAATAAGCCGTCGTTGACACCTTGCAAGCATTTCACGTATTGGCAGAGCGCTGATATATGGACGGTGTGCCCGCTTGCGCAAAACGAGCATTTGCAGACAATCAGGGATATTTTTAGTTCCGGTGTTACAATATGGAGCAGACCCGAGGAAGTCGGCGGCGACTTCGTACACGACAATCTATAAGGTGGGAAAACATGGGACGTAAACGCACACATAAAAGGCCGTTGACCCGTGCGGAATTGGGCGAACGTGGCGCGCCGATGTGGCAGCAGTCCGAAGCGCTCAACTCGCAAGCGTATTCGATGGCGTATTCGCAAATGCTGAATATTGCGCTGTCAAGGTTTAAGTGGTTGAATCTGCCGAAAACGTGCGACGCATGGTTTTTGGAATACAATTTATTGTATTTCGGTTACGCCACAATCGCGTTTCCGCATAGCAAGCCGGGTGTGTTTTTCAGCACGCAAGCGGTGACTACATCGAATTTCAATGTGTATTACAAACCGAAGAAATGGGATAGTTACGGTATTAACGGGTGGCGTTTTCCGGTGAACAACTCGAATGGTGTTTTCATTTACGCTAACCGCGCGCGCACGCCACTCATTCCGACTATTGAATTTTTCGCGCATGAAATTGAGGATTTGTACATGACGCGGCGGCAAAATCGTTTCAATCAGAAAACGCCGTTCATCCTTGAAGTTCCAGCCGGACAGCAGACGGCGGGCGTCAACGTTATCAAGCAAATCTCAGGCGGTGAAATGGCTATCATGGCGACACCGGGCTTCACCGATTCCATGAAAGCCAACGTGCTGAAAACCAACGTCGAATATATCGGCATGGAATTGCAGAACGATATACAGAACACTTGGAACGCGTTCTATCAGGCACTTGGCATTAAAAACCTTCCGCTTAAAATGGAACGGCAGACCGCCGACGAAATCAACGACTACGGGGAGCCAACCGACCTACGCGCACTCAGTGAATTGGAGGAACGGCGTACCGCGTGCGACATACTCAACACAAGATTCAAAAAATACCTCAAGAAACCAATACAAGTCGTATGGAACGAAGACAACATCTCACGCAATTATGATTATTTGAACAACCTTGAAAGATTGGCCGGTGATGATAATGCAGAATGACATAGACAGCTACCAGCCGTGCGAATCGTACGACGAATTTCATAGCGTGATGACGTACACGTTCGGCGAGCTGCTTAACGTGCCGGGCGGTGTTAACTGGGATGCCGCCGCGTGGTCATGGCGAGACGTTGCCTATGATGACACGCAATACGTGCGCTGCTGCAAGAAAATCGAAAACCGTTTCTATGACCGGGAACTGGGCGTGTTGCCCGCAAGCCGATGGAAACGGCATTTTCTACGATTGATAGCTGAAATAATGCCGACTCTGAAACCATTGTACGCGGCGGTTGACGGCAATTCCGGTATCATGCTATCCGATATGGATACATGGCATAAAATGCGTACCGTGTTTTCCGATTTTCCCGCAACGCAGTTAGCCGAAAATCAAGACTACGCCAGTAACGCGACCGATAATCAATATGAGACGATTGCTAACGGTGATTTCATGGATAAAGTTAATCGCATACGCAACGGCGATTACGTTGATATTGACGTATTGTTGCTTGAACATCTCGAAACATGCTTCAGTCCATTGTGGACGGTAAACATAAACAACTATTGAAAGGATAATGCACATGCTTCCACTGCTGCCGTTTTTCTCGGTATGGCCGTACACGCCCGCCATACCCGCGTTCTATTGGAATGCTAAAAGTCAAGAAGAAATAATAAAACGCATTGCGTGTGAAATCGACCACATAACGGCATATCTTGACGAAATCGTAACCGATATTAACAAAACATTGAACGACTACGATACAAGAATAAAAAACATTGAAGCGAACATAAACGACTACGGAACGGCTATCGCGCAACTGCAAGAACAAATCGAACACATAGGCACCACACAGCTAGTATGGAATGTCACAAAAGGCGAATACACTGACAGTAAAACCGCATTACGTGACCTCTACCGCGAATTGGCAGTATACGGCGCACGAGTCACGCAAATAGCCGATATTAACGTCGACAAACTAGCCGAGCATCGAACCGACGAAACGTCCGCAATCGGCAACCTTACCATATTCAACAATAATACACCGCGCGTCACTAACCCGCCCACCGGCGAACAATACCCGCCGTTAGCATGAAAGGATAATCATGGCGTCAGAAACACCGTTTTATCATCTGCCACTATACGAAAGCGGCGACCTAGCCGACCTACGCGACGGATATAACGCAGCAATGCGCACCTTAGACCGCGTAATCCATCAACTGAAAGTACAGGAAGAAATAAATCATCCAACAAACCTCAGAAAGGACAGCTAACATGACTGACTACACAACTAACTTCAATCTCGAAAAATATCAAACCGGTGACGCGGCCAACCTTAACGATCAATACAATGCGTCAATGGATATTATCGACGATAACATGTACAAAATCAACACTAATGCGAACACTGCGGACGGTAAAGCCACGCAAGCATTAGAAACAGCACAAAACAACAATAAAAATCTAGTAGCGTTAGGCATAACCGACACCGCAACCGCAACGCAACTCAAAAACAAAATAGACACCACCGCCGAAACAGCACAAAACAACAAATCAAACCTAAACGCGCTAGGCGTAAACAATGTTGATAACGCAACCAATCTCAAAAATAAAATAAACAAAAACAGTCAAGACATTAGCAAAAACACTCAAGACATTAGCAAAAACACTCAAGATATTAGCGCAATCAACACCACCATAAGCAACTACAAATATAATAGCGGATATATGGTAACATTCGGTGACTCTTACGCAGACTCAACCACACCACAAAACACATGGCCGTATTGGTTGCACCAATACATCCCAACACTGACACTCAAAAACTACGCAGTCAGCGGTGCCGGTTTCAATGTGGATACGCGAACATTCATAAATCAAATAAACACCGCAAACACAGACGCAACACTAGACAAAAACAAAGTAAAACTAGCAGTGCTAGCCGGTGGGCGAAACGACACACTGAACTACAATGACGCTAAGACAAAAATACAGGAATGCGTAAACCGAATGATAACCATTTTCCCGAACGCACGAATCATAATAGCACCAATGTTATATGATGCTGGTTTCATAGACGCCAACGGAAGAGAGAAACTAGCCGGACTCACAAACGGTGCCGAAACAATCACCACTCACACACCAAACACCGAAACACTAAAATTCGCCTACCTATGGTTAAAAGGCGAAACAAGCTCAATCGGCTCAGACAAAATACACCCAAATCAACTCGGTGCACAAACCATAGCAAAATACATATACGACAGCGCATACGACAATTACAAACCACGACAAGCCATGATAGACACCGTATTCGGTGACGCAAAAGGATTCATAACACTACAAAACGGCATAGTGACATACGACATAGCCGGAACCGTACCGAACATAGGCGCGGGCAACGGGCGTGACCTCCCCGGATGGGCTGCTACATGGCATAACGTATGGGTATGGGGCGTAAGCGCGGGTAGCACAACCACGCCACGCCTATACCAATTCCTAGGCACCAAAGTAAGCATGATGAACTCAAGCGGACAAACAGGCAACATGAGCGTACACGCCACATGGACAGCATAAAACAAAAAACCGGGCGGTAATAATGCCACCCGGTTTTTTTATTTTATATCATTCACCATCATCAAACGTCTACATAATATCACCCCTCATAACATGACACGCCACAACCGCAACA